TCAAAACAGAAAAAAGAAATGGTAGCTCAAGTTTGCGAATCTATTGTTATAGCAAAAGATGCAGACCAATGGGAATCAACTTTAGCTGAAATAGTAGAGGATTTAGATAAATTAAGTTCTTTAAATATAAATGCAAAAGTTCTTGAATTGGGTTCCCAGCATCAGTTAGATGATTTATCTTCTGCAATTTTATATCATTCAACTCAAATTTCTGTGTAAGAAATAATATGTCATTGGATGATTTTAACATTTGTTTGTTTGAAGGCAAAGTAAGAGAGATAAAAGACGAGGAGTTTGAATCGTTTGGCCTTTCACAAGGAGCTATCCAAGAAGCAGCAGAATCTCTGTTGCCTGAAGGTTTTGACCCCGATCAAAATATCGACGTTTTACCTGTTGTTTTTAATTTAGCAAAAGTTAATGAGTTCAACAAAAATGGCGATGGCATTGATGCAAAAACTGCAATAGCTGCTATAAAACGATTTATTAATAAACCGATTAACATCGAACATAAAAAAGATAAAATTGTCGGTCATATGATTAATGCGTCCTTCTCTGAACGAGAGTTTGACTTTAAAAATAACGATATTGAATCCTACGCCGATAAAAAAGAGCCGTTTTATATGAATGCTGCTGGCTTGATTTATAAATCTGTTTACCCACAACTAGCAGAAGCTATTGAAAATGCTTCAGAAAAAGATGATGAAACCTATCAAAGTATTTCTACTAGTTGGGAATTAGCATTTAAAGAGTTTGAAGTGGCTGTAGGATCTAAATTTTTACAAGATTCTACTATAGCAACAGGTGCCGAAAAAGAAGACCTAAAGCAATATGTCAAGGGTTTGGGCGGCAAAGGGAAAGACCCAGATGGTAAGCCTGTTAATAGATTAATTGTAGGTCAAACTTACCCATTAGGAGCGGCATTAACAAGAAACCCTGCCGCTGCCGTGAGCGGAGTTTACACAACTAAAGATGAGGATGGCGATAAAAAAATAGAAAAAATTTCCCGAAACGCTAATATTAATGTAAAGTCTGACAAATTAAAAAACATTTTTAATATGGATAAAGAACAATTCGACCAACTTATTACTCAGTTGTCCAAGAGCGTTGCTTCCGCAGTGAAGGAAGGCTCTGAGGCTAAAACTGTTAGCGAGACTATTCGTGATACTCTCGTAGAACACAACGAGTCTTGGACAGCCAAGATGGACGTTGAGAAGGAAGCTAAAGCAAAAGCTGAAGCAGAGCTTGAAGAGTTAAAAGACTCTTTTAAGCAGACGAAAGAAGAACTTGATGCACTTAAGGGAGAAGTAGAGGCAAAAGCCGCTGTTGATCTTTTTAATGATCGCATGAACTTCATTGATAGTGACTACGAGCTTAATGAAAAAGAGCTTGCTTTAGTTACCGCAGAAGTGAAGGAACTCGGTTCTTCTGAAGAAGATTTCAATAATTACAAGGAAAAGCTTGAGGTTATTTTTGCCCACAAGCTTAAGGCAAATATCGAAGCTAAAGAAGCAGAGATTAAGGCTCGTATCGACGAAGCAGTAGCTAGCCGTGAAGAAGGGGATGACCCTGAAGAGGAAGAAGCTGCCGAAGAAGAGCCAGAGGAAGAGCTTGAGGTTGAGGGAGATGAAGCAGAAGCATCAATCCCTAATAACAACGCTGAAGCTAGTGAACAAATTTCTTTTGTCGAAAGACTCAAGAAGAACTTCTCAGTAGAAGTTTCTAACTAAAATACAAAAAATCAATTAAATTATGGCTAACGAAATTACACGTTTACTGCCGTTCCGTCAATATGATGAGAATGATGTTATCAACTTCTACTCATATGATAAGGAAACGGGCGAGGCTGGTTCTGTTGTCAAGATTAAATCCGCTAATCTGACAGAAGAGCCTGTCGAATATACGACAAGAGGTGATTCAAATGCATATTTGAATACTCTTGGTAACGGCTTATCCTTATACCCAACTGTTCCCTACAAAGTAGAGAAAATGAACAATACAGGTATTGGGGAACAAGCATTAGGGATTCTTTTGCGCGATGTTCGTGCAAATGATGAGAATGGGGAAAACCTTTTATATTACCCAGAAAAGAAAGAGGAACTCCAGTGCGTTGTTTCTGGTGAAGCTGTTCCAATCGCTACGAAAGGAATCTTTACTATTAACTCCAAAGGTCTTGCTGGTCCTGCACAGGGACACGCTTTAGGCTTACCTGCTGTTGGTTCAATTGCGGCTCCTAGTCTCAATGGAACTATTACTGGTTTCCACGATTCTACTCACGCTAAACACCACTACCATGTAACTCATAGTATTGGTCAGTTTATCGCGACTGGTTTAAGGGAATCTCAAGGTAGCACTACCGATGCTTTCGCAGGTGCTTATGCAATTTTAAAACTTGACTGCTAATATTTTACGATCATGAAAATCACAATCAAAAGAACTGAAGATCAGTTGGCTCTTATCAGAGCAATGGGATCTAACAATCGTGAAGAAGCTTATGAGGCACAGGCGGCAGTTGCAGAACTGCTCGGACCTGTAGTATCGGAAGTTATCAATAACGCTCCTACAATTGGAAATTTGTATAGCACAATTTCTTATGGAGAAGATGACAACCCATCTCTGCCTTTGGATCTTTTCCACGATATCACTGATGAGGACTACATTCAGGTGTATTCTCAACAGGTTGCTGGAGGGCTTCCTTATAGTCAAGTCTTTCCTGCTCACAATGAACTCAAGTTCCAGACTTACACCTTGGACAGCGCCCTTGCGTTTGATCGCAAGTATGTCCGTAAGGCTCGTCTTGACGTTGTCAGCAAGACTTTTACTAGGATGGCTCAAGAAGTTTTACTTAAGCAAACCAAAACTGCTTTCAATGTCCTTGCCACTGCTCTCTGTAAAGCTACAGGAAGCTCTGGGACTCAAGGTAGTCAGGTTATTCAGGGAACACAGTCGGATCGCATGATCCTTCATGATCTCAATAACTTGATCACTGCAAGCAAGCGTGTTAATAGCTCATTCAATGGGGGAACACCTGTTGGTGGAGTTAAATCTGGAATTACTGACCTTCTGGTTTCACCAGAAATCGTCGAAGACCTTCGTGCAATGGCTTACAACCCAATCAATACTGTTGATTCGGACGGAACTGTTGCTGCTGGAACTGACGGTCAGGTAGCTCCTGAAAATCTCCGCGCAGAGCTTTACGCTGGTGCTGGTCTTCCATCTTTCTATGGTATTAATATCATGGAAGTTAATGAGATGGGTAAAAATCAGCGCTTTAATAAGCTGTTTGCTACTATCGCTGCGGCAGAAGGTAACATCACTGGTGGACAGGGTGGTTCATTCACTCAGGCCAATGATCAAATTCTTATCGGTGTTGACCGTTCCAAGGACTCTCTTATTCGTCCTACGGTTATCGGTGAGGGTTCTCCTTCTGAGTTCCAAGTTCTTGTTGACGATCAGTTCTCTGTTCGTCAGAACAAGATCGGTTACTACGGCAAAGTTGAAGAGGGCCGCATCTGTATTGATGACAAAGCTCTTATTGGACTTGCAATTGGAACTAGCTCGTAAAGAGATAGACAACCATTATAAAGAGAGTCGCTCCGAAAGGGGCGGCTCTTTTTTATTGATTTTTATATAAAATTTGACTATCATGTATTATGAGTAAGAAAAAAGCTGCCAAAAAGAAAAGCGCCCAAGAGATGCAAATTTCAAAAGGGGTTGAAAAAAAACATCTAGAAGAATTTGATGTTACAGACGGCAAGGATAGAAGCGAAAAAGAAAAGGAGATTGAAAGGGTAAAAGAGCTTGAGGAACTTTTAGGGATGCCTCAAATGAACCCTTATGGAACAATGCATAGAGATGTTTTCAAGCAGAGAGTAGACGCAAGTTCTGCTGCCGATTTGACTGATTTAGCTGCTAGAGTAGGGCTTCCAAGAGAAAGAAATACCAATCTTTTGAGGAAGTCTTTAATGAAGTCTTTTGACTTTTATGTTCAAAAACACAACGTCACAGTTCAGGGCGAAGCAAAACCAATTATAGATCCTAGTTCCCCAGATTACGAATCTGCTGTAAAGTTATTTAAGGATTTGTAATTTATGAATGATCTTGGAGTTTTAGCTAGTGGAATCGTAACATACGATTTCCCTAATGATACTGGCTCATATAATATGGGCTTTGTTTCTGGTTGGCTGGAAACCAACATTGGAGAGCTAAACGGAATAACTCATGAAGAGTTTGAGGTAAACTCCACTGGTGGTGTGGTTATGGCTGGAACTACATCTGGTTTAGCTCCTGTAGAAAAGAACATTTTTTCTACATTGTATGAGCTTTGGTATTATGAAAAATCAGCAAGAGAATCTTTAAGATCTTTCACTTACTCTGATTCTGTAGATTGGGTTACTATAAAAGAGGGTGATACGACTATCCAAAGACAGAACAAAAACTCTGTTGCCAAAACATATAGAGACCTTTCTGAACAAACTTCAAAAAGATTAAAAGACCTTGTGTTCCAATATAATTACCAAAAGTCATCTCCAATTCAAGTAGCTGGAACTGATGGAACTTTTGACTTATCTGGAAAACTGACATGATAACATGGCTTCCCTACTCACAGATGCAGAAAAAACTGCTATTAATTCAGCGTTAAGTGACGTTCATGATACTTTCGCTAGAACTATTTATGTGTATGTAAAAGAAGCCAGCACTGTCCCAGCAGAGCTTAATTACAATCCCTTATATGGGCGCACTAAAAATACAGCAGAAATTTCATCTGACACAGAGTTAACAAGACACTCATTTAGCGCCCGTATTTACTACAAGAACGAGCAGAAAGAAGATCTCGTTGATGGGAACGCTCAAATGAACCTAATGGCATCAGAGGGTCAAATAAGGATTAAAGTTAAATCTGATGCCTACGAAAAAATTAAGATTTGTTCTAAAATAGAAGTTGACGATGAGTTGTATATCGTTGACGGAGATGCAAAAGTAATTGGTCCATTTGACGCTCAGTTTTATTCTATATTTTTAAAACGTGAGAATTAATGGCTAGAAAAGGATTTATATCAACATCAGCGCCAGTAGTTACTATAAATGCAGCGGAGTTGTTAAGAGAGCTAACTGTAGATAGACCAAACTCTAGAAGTATGGCGATGGCGTTAAGGGGAGTTATTGAGCCTAAACTAGAGGAAAGAAGAAAGGAATTAGAGAGAGAGTTCTCTATTCATCCTATTACATTAGAGCTAAATGCTGGGCCAAATGCATCAAATACAAGCGGCACACTTGGGGGATATGGAAACCTTTTTTCATTTATAGGTTTTTCTTCGTCTGATGATCCTACTTCCGTGATATCTCAGATATTTAAAGAAAAAATTAAATTTACCGTTAGAAGGATGAACACTAAAGGTAAATACATGGTCACATTTTTTATACCAAGTGTTGAGGAGATATATGGGTTGACACCAATACCTTGGATGACTGGAAAAAGCTGGGTTAAAAGCGTGGAAGAAGGAGGCTTAACGAACTTGGGGCAATACCTTTTTAGTTCCACTGGATTTCCTTCATCTAGTTCTGGAACAGCTATACAGGTCAAAAGTAGATCTTCTAGTGTAACTTTTAGAAGAGTTCCTTATGTTAAAAAACTAATAGAAAACTTTAAGAAGAAAATGTTGAGACTAGACAAATGAAAGCACAATTTGACCAGAATGTTTTATCCAGTTTTTATCTGTGGTTTGAAAATAAACTATTATCAGATAAGGCTAAAGCCTATGCTATTAATTTAGACAATGCTTTTACATCTGGCAATTTTCCAGACATACCCTCTTCACATATTGCTTTTCAAGGGAAATACAGATCTCTTGTAGGGGAGTATGATATTGACCAGCCCAACTCTGGTTTCTTTTTAGGCAATCATTTTATTACAGGTAATTACGACCAAAATGGTGAGGTTTTTACCGACTATGAAAATGGCAGATTGATTTTCCCAAAAGCCTCTGGCGCTGCTATTGGAAACACAGCATTGACAGCAAATTCTACAGTAAAAGAGGTAAACACTTATATTACTAACGATACAGACGCACAGGTAATAATTCATTCAGATTTTAAAGACAGTGCAACAGAACTGCCTTATCAATATGGTAAAACTGGGGAATATGACGAAACAACATATTTTTTACCTGCTTGCTTTATTTCTCAGGCATCTTCTGACAATACTGAATTTTCATTTGGTGGCGAAGAAGACACTAGGTCAAATATGAGGGTTATGGTTCTTTCTTTTGATAATTATACCCTAGATTCTGTAATGTCTCTGTTTAGAGATTCAGTGAGAGAGGATATTACTCATATTCCGTATGAAAGCTTTCCTTATGGGTTTTCGTTCTCAATTAAGGATTTTCCCTACAATTATGACACTTTAGTTGCTGCTCAATCAAGTCCAGATAAATCTCATATAATGGACGTTTCTGCCTCGAAAGTAGTTTCTGAGAAAATAAGAGAAAACTTAAATAAAAACATTTCAATTGGCTTTTTAGACTTTGAATTATGCACTTATCGTTTCCCAAGGTTGTAAATCCGTGTAAGAAAGTGTAAACATTTCAACTTTTAATTTAAATTAATATGGCTTCTAGAACAAGAGTAATTTCACAGAGTAAAGCAGTATATGCATCGCCCACAGGTATTCTGGCGGGAAATGCTGCTTTTGGCGGTGATCCAACTGGGCAAGAATGTTCAGGGTTTATCCCCCACCAACTTCATCGTGTGGACAATTTTTCTTTTGATGTCGATCTTGCAGGTGCAAGACAAGATGTTAGAGAATTTGGTCAGTTAGCACGAATCGGGACAGTAACAATGTCAGAACTTAATCCAACATTTTCACTTGGATACTTTTTAGGTAATGGAGAAAACGAAGCCACTTTAGGTTTCAATACAGTGGGATTTGATCCAAATAATATTCCGAACGTAAAATCTCAGTTCATCTCAGGCGTGATGACAGAAGATGCACAAAAGAGAGAAAAAAATCTTTATGTTCTTACTGTTAAAGAAGGAGAAGATGCTTTCAAGGCATCTGCTTTTACCGATGCTGAAAGAGCAAACCATGATGTTGTGTCTCTTGGTAACTGCATTATTAACAGCTATAGCGTTAATTTTGCTGTTGGAGAAATCCCAAGAGTAGACATTGAAGGAGAGGCTCAAAACATTCAGGTTCAAGTTGGCAGTTCTGGATTATATAACCCAGCATTAAATGCTGATGGAGGAAGAGCAGATACAGGTCAATACAGACTGGATGCTCCATCCACTGGAGATATGGGCGTTTTGGTTCTTCGTCCAGAAGATGTTACTTTAAGCTTTGATAGGAAAAAGTGGTCTTGGGGTGGAACTGATATGTCTGACATGCATATTCAAAGTGCTTCAATCGAGGTTCCAATGTCTAGAACTAATATTTCTGCACTTGGTGCGGAGAGAGCAGTTGCAAGACCTTTAGATTTCCCGATTAATGTTACAATGAGTGTAAGCGCTCTGCTTAAGAATTTCTCTACAGGTGCGCTTGATATGGTTCTTACAGGAACTGCTGGAGATGATACAACTGATGTTACTATTACCGTTAAGGACGATCTTGGTGCGACACAACATGCATATAGATTAGAAAATGCATCACTTGATTCTCAGGCATTCTCCGTTGGACTTGATGACAATGAGACTGTTGACTTGACGTTTTCTGCTCAAATCGGTGGTCCTACTGTTACAGGTCAAGGATTGTTTTATACAGGTGATTGCAGCACTGCTGCTGGTGGCGCTCCATCAGATAATTTTGATGGGAAACCAAACGGCAATTTGTATTTCAAGGGTAATAATGGAATAGCACCATATTAATATCCTTTAATATTTAACTCAGAAAAGCCTCGCAGAAATGCGGGGCTTTTTTGTGTAAACTACTATGTATGGCTGTAGATAGAATACATTCTAGTGATATTCAATTATTTATTGATGGGTCTCGTATACCCGCAGTAAATTCATTATCTCTCTCTACTCCAAAAGAGGTTGTAGATATTCAAAGACTAGGAACCGCTCACATAACAGAGAGGGTTTTATCTTCTAATCAAACTACGACATTAGAAATGGAGATGTTGTTAACTACAGGAGCAACTGGAGTTGATCCTTTTTATCAGTTTCAACAAAGACATGGTGGTTTTCTCACTACTGGAAAGTTTGATTTTCAAGTAAAGGACACTGCTGGCTCTACTGTTATGAACGATGCCTCATTAACAAATTATTCAATAAATGCTAGTGTAGGTGAGCTTATAAGAGGCAACGCCACATATTTAGGAGTGGGAGCTACTTTTAGTGATGGAGGTGCTATTTCCATAGATGACCAAAGTAATGATGATTTTATTAAGGGTTTTATGAGACCTCAAAAAATACAAATTACCACTACAACTAATGGTCAAGAGGGGATAAACACTGAAAGTTTACACATACAAGATTTCTCTATTTCTGTAGATTTGCCCAGAAAAAATGTCACTAGGATTGGACAAAGAAACCCTAGTTTTAGATACCCAGAGTTGCCAGCAGGGGGATCTATAGAAGTAAGCATGATCAAAAACTCTGTAACAGGATTAGATCTTTCTAGTCTTGTTTGTGATAGTGGAGTAATTAAAATTGATTTAAAAGATGATTTTGGCAACTCTTTAATGGACTTTGTAACTAGTGGCTGTTGTCTTGAAAATGTTGATGAATCAACAAGTTTAGATGATAATACTACAATTAATTTCTCTTACTACTTTCCTATAATACAATGAGAACTAGCGGAAACTTGCCTAATTATAAAAACTCTTTTTATGATTTAAATTTTGTTATAAATGATCCAGCAAGTGGATTTCAGTTTCACCTTATGGAAACAGGGTCAAGCTTCAATGGTTATTTAGTTTCTATTACAGGAAAAGAAGGTTATTTATTTGACCAAAGCGGCAAATTTTTTGGAGGCTATCAAAGCGGCACTCCCTTTGGGATTCAAATATATTACGATCACAATAACGAGACATTTACATACTATAAAGATAATGTATTGATGGCTAACTTTTATGATGTGACTGGATTTGGATTGGGAGACGGTGTTGTAAATTGTGTATCCTTTGACAAAGGAGATAACTCATCTGTTTCGGTTGACGTTAGCGGCGTAAATAGTTGATTTTATTTATTTTTTACTTATAATAATATAAATGAAAGAGCTATATTCATTTGATGTTAGTAGAGTTGTTAGGTCTGAGGTTCCTCATATTAAAAAAACAAAAGACGGACCCGTAGAGACCACTAAAAAAGTTAAAAAAACTATTAAAAATAGGATTGTTTTTACAAAGCCATCTATTTCCCAAAGAGAAGATGCAGATTTTTTCTATGGGCAAAAATTTAACGAATACATTAATGCTGGGTTTTTGACCAAGGCTATGCTAGCTAAAAAGATGGGTGATCTAGGGGGAATGACTTCAAAGTCAGCTTCTGACACAGTCAGTGATGTTATTTTAGAAAATATTGAAGCGGCTAGAACAATTGAGTTTTTCGGAGGTTCTGAAGAATTAAATGAAGAACAGGAAGCCAAATTAAAAAAGGCCGAAAAGACTTTTGCTAATACTAAAAAGACAATTTATGAATATGAAATTTCTTTGAGAGATCAATTCGGGCAAACGGCAGATGCTAAAGCGGAACAGAAATTGATTGAATGGTTAGTTTTAAATTTTTCATACTATGAAGATACAGTTGAAGGTAACGACAAAACTCAACTGTTTCCAATTTTTCAAGGTGACTCTTATGAGCATAAAAGAAACTTATTATTGCTTTTACAAGAAGATGAGGAAGATGAAGTCTCAATTGAAGATACAGGATTAAGTGAAATAGACTTTTTAAAACTTAAAAAGTTATATCAATCTGCCTTTGATACTTTAATTAAAGTTTCTAGCATTTGGTATAATCAGCTAGGCAAAGATCAAGAAAGTATCCAAGAGTCTTTAGATAATCTTTTTGAGGAAGATGAGCCTGAAGTAAATGAAGAATAATGAAAGAAATTATTCTGGCGATCTTTTAGATATCTCAAGAGGCTTTAGTAAACTAAAAGTCTCTGATAAAAATTATTATTTCAGGCACTTTCTTTATACAGAAATACTTGAGCTTGATGAGGAGCAGAATGAGGATATAGAACGCTCCGTAAAATCTGGAATTCAGACAGAAGGTCAATTAATTAAAGATGCTAAAAAAGCAGGGTTTTGGTCAGATGCTGAAGAAGAAAAAATAAAATCCTTACAGTGGACAGTAAAAAAGTCAACAACGGCTTTAGAAAAAATTCAAGACATTAATCAAAGAAAAGTTTTCAACGAACAAATAGAAGGTCAAAGGCTAGAGCTAAATAAGTTAAGAAGAAAAAAAGCTAGCTTGGTTACTTATAGTGCTGAAAGCCTATCTGAAGTAAAAAAAGTAAAAAAAATGGTCCAGAAGTGCGTCTATTTGGATAGGGATCTAACAGAAAGCATAGGAGAAGATCCTGAAAAAGAATTAACTGCCGCTCTTTTTAAAAGGTATGCAGAGTTAAATAGTAAACAATATATTCTAGGTGCTTCTTTTTTTGGTGGTTTTTTTGATATTTATGTAGCTCAACACAGAAACCCATTAAAACTTTTTGATGTAAATTTTAGGACAATTACCATATTTCAGAAAAATTTACTAATCTTATCTAACGCATTATTTAATAAGATGAAGAATGTTAGAATTCCAGATGAGATATCTAATGATCCTCTTAAAATACTAGAATATGAGGAGAAAGAGGAGACTGATAATAAAGTTAGTCATGGCATAGATGATTTAAAAGCAAGAATGAAAGCAAGGGGTGGAGAGCTTAAAGCAGAGGACTTTTTAACAGGATAGGTGTAATTTACACTATATGGCGACAAGTCTAAATGCATCCCTAAATGTAAGCCTTAATCCGCAAAGCTTAAATGCTTCTACAAAGCAGATATCACAAGCTTTAGGCAGGATTACAGGGCAAGCTTCTGAATTCCAGAAATCTCTGGATGCTTCTACTGCGCGTGTGTTTGCATTCGGGGCTACAACTGTAGTCATTAATGGTGTAACCCAGTCATTTAAAAAACTTGTTTCTACAACAATTGATGTTCAAAAGAGGTTATTAGAAATTAATTCTATTTTCCAAGCTTCAGAACAAACTTTCAATAGGTTTAGAAATTCCATTTTTAAAGTAGCCCAAGAAACAGGGCAATCCTTCTCGACCGTAGCAGACGGTGCTGCTGAGTTGGCTAGGCAGGGTTTAAGTGCTGAAGAAACTGCTTCCAGACTTAAGTCTGCACTTATACTTACAAGAATTTCTGGTATGGATGCTGAAAAATCAGTAAAGGCTCTTACAGCAGCTATTAATGGATTTACTTCTGCTGGGCTTACTCATACACAAATAGTTAATAAAATGGTTGCTGTTGATACGGCCTTTGCTGTATCTACTGATGACCTAGCAGAAGCTTTTAAAAGAGCGGGTTCTACAGCGGAAGATGCTGGAGTGAGCTTTAATGAATTGTTGGGTCTTATTACGGCGGTTGAGCAGAAAACTGCAAGGGGTGGTGCTGTTATCGGTAACGCATTTAAATCAATTTTTACTCGTTTACAAAGAGGAACAACTATTTCAGAACTTAAGGAACTAGGAGTTGCTATTGATGCGAATCAAACTGGAGTGCAAAAACTACAGGCTCTTTCTACTGCCATAGAAGGAATAGCAGATCCCACTGTTGTTTCTAAAATTAAAGAATTGGCTGGTGGAGTTTTCCAGATTAACGTGGTTAGTGCGGCTTTAAAAGATTTAGGTTCTAATACTTCTATATTTCAAAAAGCAGCAATAACTGCCGCCAGTGCTACAAATGAAGCTTTTGAAAAAAATAGATTATTAAATGAATCTATATCTGCTCAAATTAACTCATTAGTTCAGGGACTTACTTCTCTAGCGGAGAGAGTAGGGGCAGTAACATTTGGCCCTCTACTAGAAGGATTAGTTGGAATAGCTACTAAAGTTACAGATTTTTTAAATAACGCTTTAGATCCAGAAAAAGGAAATGTTTTTGTAAAAGGATTATTTAAAACAATTGGATCTTTTTTAAGTGGCCCCGCAGTGGTTATTTTCACAGCAGCTTTTGTTAAAATTTTTAAGTTAGTCGCTAAATTTGCTGGAGAGGGCTTAAGAACCCTGTTTTCAATGGGGACTCAAACTGAGAGGCTTAAGCAGATTGAGGGAGGAATAGTTGGATTACTTCAAAGAGACCAGCAATTAAGAAATGCAATAACTAGTCAGACAGCAACTCAAGTTCAGAAAGAGCAAGCTGTTATAATGGCAATTCAAAGAGAAAATGCACTATTAGCTCAACAGGCTCAATTAATGAGACAGCTAGCTAGTGCGGCTGCTGCCAGAGGAGTATCGGGAATTAATGCAGCAGGAACTTTTACTGGAAGAAGAGGTAGGCCTTTTGCTGTAGGTGGTAAAGTCACTGGAGGGTCAGGAACAAAAGATGACGTTCCAGCAATGCTTACTGCTGGTGAATTCGTAATGCGTAAAAGCGCTGTAGACAAATTTGGCGAGCCATTTATGTCTAGCTTAAATCAAGGTAGACTTGGATTTAATAAAGGCGGCTTTGTCCCAAACTATAATCGTAGGGGAAGTATTGCTATAGGAGGTTTTGCTGGCCCTTTACTAACTCCTCCTCAAGCATCTCAAAGAATTACATCGGGAGTAATAACTCCAGAGCAAGCTGCTATGTCTGGTCATGTAATGGGAAAGAAAAAGAGGGCCGATGGCGCAAACTTTCCAAGATATATTGCAGATAGCCCAGATAGTAAAAAAGCGCTTATGCTTGTTCCTCAAGCCCAAGCTTTTACGCAAGGTGCGCTTAATACAAATTTTCAATCAAAGAAAAGGCTAGAAACAAGGTTTTCTGGTTTTGACGGAAGTGTAGCTGGAATAGACCCCAATCTAAAACGGGATTCTGGATTCAGAAGAATGTTAAGGATGGATACAATTTTAGACGCTTCTTTAACAAGGGGTGTTAATAATGCTATGGATAGTGTTGTTTCCAAAAGCGGGAACAAACTAAAAATGCAACCTAGAAAGTTTACTACCAAACAAGTAAAGGCTAGGGTTTTAAAAGAGGGTGGAGCAGGTGCTTTTGGTGCATTAAGAGGAGCTATTTTTGAGTCTATCATAGACGCTGTAACTGGTGGTGTTAAGGCGGGAGCAGGTAACAATACTCTAGATGTTAGAATTGCTGGGGCATCAGGTAAGGTTGTAGAAGAGATATTTGGAATCGAAGGTTTGGGATACAAATATGGTGATTTTAAAAACAGCCAAGGGCAAAAGTCAAAGTTCATTAGTCAAACCATGAGGAGCTTGCCAAGAAAAGGCGCACCAGTTGGTATGTCTTCAGGCGGGCTTGTTCCAAACTATGCTGGGGGCGCAGGTGTCCCTACCTCAATGATGAGGGTTCATAAGGACTCTAAAGGAAGCCCAATAGCTGTAACAAATTTAAGAGACGAGCCTAATGGATTACAAGATGCAATAAAGAGAGAGCGTCAAGGTATTGGTATGTTTGCAGGAGGGTTTGTTCCTAACTATGCAAAAGGCAGCGGTGGAGGTCTTGGTGGAGCAACTGGATTTATTTTAGCTTTAGGGTCAGTGCAAATGGCGTTGCAAACTATGGTCGCTGCTACAGATCAGTCAGCAGACTCTAGTATCGCGCTTGCAGAGGCCCAAACAGACGCTGCATTATCTAGTGAAAAAGGATTCAGACAAAGAATGGCAGAAGTTTCTGCAATTGATAAAGCCTCAAGATCAGCGTCAACGGCTAGCTCTGGGCTAGAGGGCGTGGCTAGTGCAGCCAACACTGCTATTACAGGTTTGATGGCACTGTCTACTTTAAATATGGTTACTGGAGGATTTGGGGGGAGAGCTTTAGGAAAAGTTGGGACAGGAATAAAAGGAGGATTAAGTCGCGCAGGTGGCGCTATTGCTGGAACTAAAGGAATGACTTCTTTAAGAAGTGGAATACAAAGACGATTGCCAATGGGCAAAGATCCTTTGGGTGGTCAAACTCGATTCCAGATAAGGGATTCATTAAGGAAAGATGGCTTCGGTAAGATGAGATCAATAAAGGCATCGAACAATGCTCAACGTGCTGCTAACGCCAGAACTAGAGCGATGGGAAGAGTGGGTGGAATTGGAAAATTTGCTGGAGCGCCATTGGCTGTTGGAATGGCTGGGTTTAGCGCTTTTAATTCTTTTCAAGATGAAAAAGCAGGTCTTATAACCAAGCAAGAAAGAGACAGAGAACTTGGTGGCGCTGGAGGAGCTTTGGCGGGAGGTTTAGGAGGGGCGAAAGTTGGAGCAATGCTAGGAGCTTTTGGAGGTCCAGTTGGTATGGCTATCGGAGGATTGATTGGAGGAGGAGTTGGGGCATTAGCTGGTAGTGGTATAGGAAAAGGTCTTGTATCTGCATTTCAAGGTCCAGAGCCTCTTTCCCCAGAACTTACTGAAAGGTTTGCTCAAGTTTCTGCATCAAACTCAAGGAATCGTGAACTTGGTTTTGGTAGTAGTGATGCATTTATGGATAGGGCAGAGCAGAACATAAACAAAATGAGGGCTGCTGGGCAAGATACTAGTATTATTGAAAAAGAGTATGTTGAGTCTCTAAAAGCTTTAAAAGATCAATATTCAAAAGAAGAACACAATTTAGAAGAAATAGAAGCGGCACAAATTAGATTAGCTCAAGCCTCAAGAGATCTTGCAGGAATAAGATTTGATACAGTTCAACAGCAAGATGAACATGATCGTAAAGTTAGAATTGCTACTGATAAGTTAGCTAGAGCTAATGAAAAACTAGCTGCCGCCAGAGCCGCAGCTACAAATCTTGAGGCAGAAGTAAGTAAAAGACTAGGGGGAGGGAAAAGCATAAAAGGGATGGCTGAAAGCGCCTCAATGCAAGCTGGTCTAAAAATAGCTCCAACCAGAGCAAATAAATTTGCAGGAGCAGCAATGTTGGCATCAGAGCAAAATGCTATGATGACAAACATCAATCAATTAAGACAAGAGCAACTGACTGCTAACCTTGCTCTACAAGCAGAGCAACAAAAGCCAGAATCAATGCAAGACACTAAACAGCTTGCAAAAGACGCTGCTGAAGCTGGTAAAAGATTTAAAGATGCTGCTATACAAGCAGGAACTTCTTTTCTCAATAAGATGCAAGATATCGAGCATATGAGAGAGCAAAATGAAATTAAGATCTCAGCCGCCAGAGATAAAGCTGCTCAAGCTATGGCTAAATTAAGTGATCACCTTGTAAAAGAAGGTGGTGTTGATACAAAGGTAATGCGGGAAGATGCATTAACCTTGTTTGATCTTGTAAAGAAGGGAGACAAGAGAACGAAAGAAGATCAAGCAAACATGGAGGCTGGTCTTATGCAGTTTGATAATGTGGGGCTAGGCGACACCGATACAATTATCGCTGGCGCTGTTGCAGCATCTGCTGGTCTTAAAAAGGAGTCCGAAGAATTTGCAGCAGCTTTGGCAGAGGCTAAAAGGCAAATACAAAATGCTAGACTTGATAGTATAACAAAACAAATCGCAGGAAATGTTCAAGGTGGTGATGATGAAGAATTTGCAAGATTCCTAACTTCAGAGGGTATTGAAACCTTTGGCGCTGAATTAGATGAATCAACTAAATTGTTGATAGAACAGCAAAATAACTTAAGAGCAGAAATGGGAGCTACCCAAACTGCATTTAACACTTTACACAACAATGAAGCAACTAAAGAATTTGCAAAAGATCTTAAAAAATTGCAAGGTGAACTAAAAGCCTCTGTTGGATCATTTGATAAAGTGAAAAAATTTGCTGAAAGTAATTTAGAGGCAGCGGGTAGTGCAGCAGAGCTTGTTGAAAAGACAAAAGTCTTTATAGATGGGAAAATAACAGATCTACAAAAACTAGAGGCTACTGTCTCAGTATTACAAGGAAAGGTAGATAATTTAACCCAATAATAAATTATGGCAGCGTTAATAGTTAACAATGTCTTATCTTCTTCTTTAGAGGTAAATTATTCTTATCTAGAAACAGAAGAAATATTTGGCTATGAGGTAGTTGGGACATATGAAATTGATCTCTCTGATATTAACTTTGAGCAAAATGATACTGTATTAATACAGGGAAGAGATGCAATCATAGCTGCTTACGAGAAACCAAACATAGTAGCTAGAATAGGAGCAGATGATTATCTAAAAGGAAGAATACAGTCTTTTGATTTTTCGGCTGGGACTTTAGTTGGCTCTGAGACAGTTTCCATAGTAATACAAGAATCAAGAAGGCTAGATGATTATTCTTCTAAAACATTTTCTAAATTAATTCCTAACCCACATTTAGTTGAAGATTTTAGTGAGAGTTATGATTTCAACAGGTCAGGCGCAGACTATAGTTCAACCAGAAATATATCCCTAAAATATAAACAAGAGGCAGGTGGTCAGTTTTTAAATGATGCAAAGACATTTTTAACTAATTATTATTTCGCAAATAGACCATCTTTAGGATATCAAGAAGATGGAATTTCAGAAAAAGCTAAAATTGATAAAGCTTTTCGAGGTCTCATATCAGAAACTTATGACCTAATTGGCCTTTCTGTTTCTTTAAGTGAAAAAGTAGATTCGTCTTTTGTTGATGAATCTAAAAGTGTCAGTAAAAAGCAAACTCAATCTATAGAAATAGGAGAGAATGGGTTTATAACAAAAAGGCACCAGATTGAATTGATTTCTCTCAGACAGGATTCTGAAAATGTTTTAACTTCTGCTATGGCGGGGATTATTGATGATATCGCCTCTCAAGACAACGCACAGTTTGGGACACCTACATCTATTGAAAAAGGAATAACAAAAGATGGCAATACAGCTAGCCTAACAATTGTTTTTAGCACTGATCCATCTCAATCTCAAGATGATAGAATATCATACTTTGGATCAGAGGCCAAGCAAGGTAGATTCATTGAATATAAGTTATCAATTTCATATAAAAGTCAAGGAAGAAACAATAGAGAAAAATTTTTAAACTCTAAAGCATC